CTTGCAATACAGTATGCTTCAAAGCCAAACAAACAGGAAGCAATTGCAAATCGTATCTACGCATCACGTATGGGTAATGGACCAGAAGAATCTGGTGACGGTTTCCGATTCTGTGGTCGTGGTTTGATTCAGTTGACAGGTCGTGACAACTATACATTCTTTGCTGGTAGTCTTGGTATCACCGTAGAAGAAGCATCCGAGTATCTACAGACATTTGAAGGTGCTGCACAGTCTGCTTGCTGGTTCTGGGAAACAAACAACCTAAACCAATGGGCTGACAAAGGCGACATTCTAACACTCACAAAACGTATCAATGGTGGAACAATTGGTCTAGAGGACCGCATCAAACACTACGAACATGCCCTACACGTTTTAGGAGTGTAATATGAGTGATAAAAAACTTTTCTTAGGTGCAATCGCATTGCTTGTACTGCCTCTTACATTGGCATTTTTTGGTGGCGATAGATTCCGTTACCCATGTCAAGACCCCGATAATTGGGACAAAGATATTTGCAAAATGCCAAAGTGTGATGTGACAAGAACATGTCCAGAACATGTGTTTAAAGGACAAAGAGATCCAAGATTGGGACCTCCAAAAGAAGCACAAAATATTTTGGCTGAACAACAAATGAAACCAGCGGCATGTCCGCAAGTACAACAAGGAGCGAATTGTGGAAAATAACGAATTCATGTATACAGAAGAACAGTTTTATTGGTGTCTGTTTGGCTCTAACATTAACAGGTATTGTATTTGTTGTGTTGTATTCGATTATATTCGTAACGCAACCTTTGAATGCTATCAGTCCTATTGACCAAAAGTTTTTTGAGTTGATTATTCCAATTGCAACATTCTTAACAGGCACATTGTCTGGTATTATGTTGGCTGGTAATGATAAGGACCTAAGAGCAAAAGCGTTAGAAGCAGCAAATAAACCACCAGTAGTTTCAGGACCACCACCAAATGCACCTTCAACAAATACACCAAGCATCAATGCAACATTTAACGTACCATCGCAAAGTGCAACCGGTACAACCAGTGCAACAGCAACACCAGCACCACAAGTCATCACAGGCTTCGGAGGCAAACCAGCACCTGCACCAGCGCCTCAACCAGAAATCTAAATAAATGAACTTCTTGAGGAGTATGTTAGCTGATGGTGTCAATGACACCATTTCTAGCAAAAGAGTAGTGACACTACTGGCATTCTTAATGTGTGCCGGTGGTTTCATTGCAATGGTTTATGGATATACTATAGACCATAAAATATACGATTCAATGATGTACATTGTTATTGCAGGTTTGGGATTTACCGCTTCGGAAAAATTTACTAAAAGGGATGAAAAATGAAAAAAATTATATTGGTCGCAGGCCTCTGCCTATCTTTGGTTGCACAAGCAGAAACAGTAAAAGTTTGTGTTGATGTAAAAGACAAACAAGGTCAAGTTGTTAAAGATAAAGCAGGTAAACCAAAACAAAACTGCAAAGAAATGAAAGTTCATAAGAAACTTGAAGGTACAAAAGTGCCTGAGAAGAAATAATCTTCACAACGACTGAAACCGCAACCGAACAGATAAACATAAAGAGTAGTACATGGCAACCACGGCAGAAAGAATCGGCATTGTTGAAACTAAGGTGGAAAACCTTAATGAGAAATTAGACGACATAAAAGGTGACGTAAAGGAGATGCACGACTGTTTGGATAAAACTCGTGACGATCTGACAGCGAAACTGGATGAAATGTATGGTGCATCATGTACACAACATGCCGAACTTGGTAAAAAACTTGCCGCCATGGAAAAGGCTAGAGAGAAAACTGTCTGGATGGTTGCCGGTGGAATTGCCGCACTTGGCATAGTTTCCGGACACTTTGAAAAGGTACTTGCATTTTTATAATAATTGTTGTATAATATAGTTTCATGTAAACTTTGCAACTTTTCGTTATGTCCGTTTTTATTGATAGAACCTTTCTGCTGAGGGTATCCCCGAAGCTTCAAAAATTCACACAAAAGAAAGAGAACCTGTACAACTTCAGGTGTCCTCTTTGTGGCGACTCGAGCAAAAACAAAACCAAAGCCCGTGGTTACGTTTACGAAAAAAAGAACAATTACTTCTATATGTGCCACAACTGTGGTGCATCCACCTCTTTTTACAACTTCTTGGAAAAGGTTGATTCAAACCTACTTAAAGAGTATGCACTTGAACGTTATAAAAATGGTGAACAAGGTCGTGACAACTATGTTAAACCAACATTCGATGAACTGAAGACTGAGGCACCAAAGTTTCGGGCTAAATTCGACATTCCAACAATCGAATCTTTACCAGAAGAACACTTTGCAAAGGTGTATGTCAAGTCACGCAAAATACCAGAGGCACTTCACACACATCTTTATTTTGCACAGGATTTCAAAGGCTTTGTTGAAAGTCTAAAGATAGAAAAGGATGGTCTGAAAGAAGATGATCCGAGACTGGTCATTCCTTTCTACGATGAAGAAAAAAATCTTGTTGCGTTTCAAGGTCGAGCTCTAGGTGAATCTAAACTCAGATACATCACCGTTAAGACAGACAAAGACAATCACAAACTGTTTGGTGTTGACAGGATCGACCCCGAACAGATGATTTATGTCGTGGAAGGTCCTATTGACTCCATGTTTCTGGAGAATGCCGTGGCCACTGCGGATTCGAACCTTATGGCTGCATCCAAACACTTCGACAAGTCCAAGATTGTATTGGTGTACGACAATGAACCACGGAACAAAGAACTACATATGCAAATCGACAAGGCGATTGAAGAACACTACAACGTGGTCATCTGGCCAGAAATGATTGAAGAAAAAGATATAAATGATATGGTTTTGAACGGATTTTCACCGGACGAAATCCAAGATATCATAAGTAAACATACCTTTGTGAATCTTAGAGCAAAGATGGAATTTATTAACTGGAAAAAAACTTGAAATGGAGATTTTGTAATGCAAGTGAAATTGATATCATACACACAGGGCACAGACGGTAAGAATTTGTTGGAACAGGTTGCATTTGCAGCCAGAGTCTCAAATCCTGCCAATCAAAATAATAACGAGACTTCTGAAAAGTTGGTTCGTTATCTTATCAAAAATCAACATTGGTCACCACTTGAAATGGTGAGCATTTGTTTAGAGATAGACACAACACGAGACATTGCGAGACAGATTTTGAGGCATCGTTCCTTTTCCTTTCAGGAATTTAGTCAACGATATGCCGAGGCGACACAATTGGGTTTTGAACTGAAAGAAGCAAGATTGCAAGACTTGAAGAATCGTCAGAATTCAGTTGCAGTTGATGATAGTGATGAGGCCGCAAGATTGTTGGCCATTGAATGGGAACGTGCTCAGAAACGTGTATTGTTTGCGGTTGAAAAGGAGTATAAGTGGGCTATTGAAAATGGAATCGCAAAAGAACAAGCAAGATCAGTGTTACCAGAAGGTATGACCGGTTCACGTTTGTATATGAACGGAACATTGCGTAGTTGGGTTCACTATATACAACTCCGCAGCGCAAACGGCACACAGAAAGAACACCAAGATGTTGCGTTGGCATGTGCAGATGCAATTTACCCAATTTTCCCTATGATTAAGGAGTATACCAATGGACAGTAAGAATGATGTAAGAACATTTATGGATGCTTGTGACCAGAAGTCGAGAGATTTTGGTCCGCAATCTGAATTGTATATGGACCTTATTGTAGAGGAATTTAAAGAATTGGCTGTAGCTTATGGCAACAGAGATAAAGTGGAAATTGCAGATGCATGTGCCGATTTGAAATGGGTGATTGAGGGATTGGAAACAACTTTGAATATTCCGCAACAAGAAGTTTGGGATGAAGTTGCACGTAGTAACTTGGCCAAAATTGGTCCAAGTGGTAAAGTTGAAAAAAGAGCAGACGGTAAGGTTTTGAAACCTGAGGGATGGACACCTCCTGATATTAAATCAATTATAAAAAGGTAAAAAAATATGGAATATATGGGTATCGAAATAGACCTTGAAAAAGATAAACTATTTGATGAATTAGGAATTAAAAGATTACAAGAATCTTACATGCGTGATGATGAAACATCACCACAACAGAGGTTTGCATATGTATCATCGTCATTTGGAAGTAATGCTGAACATTCTCAGCGCCTTTACGATTACGCCTCTAATCATTGGCTTAGTTATAGTACTCCAATTCTTAGCTACGGCCGTTCTAAGCGTGGTATGCCTATATCATGCTTTCTTAACTATGTTGAAGACACAGCGGAGGGTTTAGTTGATAATCTTAGCGAAACTAATTGGCTTTCTATGCTTGGCGGTGGTGTTGGTATTGGCTTTGGTATACGTAGTGCAGACGACAAGAGTACTGGTGTTATGCCGCACCTCAAAATTTACGATGCTTCATCTCTTGCTTACCGTCAGGGTCGTACTCGCCGTGGAAGTTATGCTGCTTATCTTGATATCAGTCATCCCGACATTATACCATTTTTAGAGATGCGTAAACCAACAGGTGACCCTAATGTGCGTTGCCTGAATTTGCACCACGGTATCAATATCACAGATGACTTTATGCAGTTGATCGAAAACTGTATGGTTGATCCTGAAGCAGATGATTCATGGAATTTAGTTGACCCGAAAACGGGAGAAGTGCGTGAGACACTTTCTGCCAAACATCTATGGCAACAGATTCTAGAATTGCGTATGCATACAGGTGAACCATACATTCACTTCATTGACACAAGTAACAATATGTTGCCCAAATTCCTAAAAGACAGAGGATTGAAAGTACATCAATCGAATCTTTGTTCCGAAATTATTTTACCAACAAATGAAGACAGAACGGCTGTATGTTGTTTATCATCTTTGAACCTGGAGTACTACGATGAATGGAAGAATCACCCTTTATTCCTTAGGGATGTTGCTGAAATGCTCGATAATGTGTTGGAGTATTTTATTACTAATGCACCTGATACCATTTCCAGGGCTATATACTCTGCTATCCGTGAGCGTTCTATTGGCGTTGGTGCCTTAGGATTTCATGCATACTTACAAAAGAACAATATCGCTTTTGAAGGTGTGATGGCCAAAGTTGCAAATAATCAAATCTTTAAACACATAAAGGATAAGTTGGATGAAGCTAATCAAATTCTTGGAAAAGAACGTGGTGAAGCTCCTGATGCTGTCGGCACTGGTCAACGTTTTAGTCATCTCATGGCTATCGCTCCAAATGCTTCTTCGTCTATCATTATGGGAAACACTAGCCCTAGTATCGAGCCTTATCGTGCTAACGCTTACCGTCAAGACACTCTTTCGGGATCTTTCCTGAATAAGAATCGTTGGTTGGACAAAATCATTCAGAAGCACGCCGAGAATCATCCAGATGGATGGGCAGATGAAGTGTGGAGTAGTATTATTGCAAATGATGGTTCGGTACAACACCTAGAGTGGTTAGATGAAAACGAGAGAGCAGTATTCAAAACATCCATGGAGATTGACCAACGTTGGGTAATCGAATTGGCGGCTGATCGTCAACAATACATCGACCAAGCGCAATCATTAAACTTGTTCTTCCGTCCTGATGCACACATCAAATATATCCATGCAATTCATTTCATGGCATGGAAAAAAGGATTGAAAACACTATACTACTGCCGTTCAGAAAAGATTGGTAAAGCAGATAAGGTGTCCAAACGCATCGAACGTCAAGTTATTAAAGAACTAGATATGTTACAAGTAGCACAAGGCAACGACTGTATTGCCTGTGAAGGATAATTGGAGATAAAATGAAAATATTAAGATTTACGGCTTCATGGTGTCAACCATGCAAGTCCTTAGCACAAAACTTAGAAGAAGCCAACTTGTCAATACCTATTGATGTTATTGATATCGACATTCATTCAAATGTTGCGATTGAATATGGTATTCGTGGTGTACCAACTTTGTTATTGATGGATGAAAACAATAATGTGTCTAAACGTCTTGTTGGTAACAAAACAGTAACAGAATTAAAAGAATGGGCTACGACATGATAAAGAAAGCAGATTCAAGACTAACGAATGAACGTAATAGTTTTAAACCTTTCAATTATCCTTGGGCATATGATTCGTGGTTGAAACACGAACAATCACACTGGTTGCACACAGAAGTTCCAATGTTGGAAGATGTGAAAGATTGGAAAAAGAAATTAACCAAAGAAGAAAAACAATTTCTAACACACATCTTCAGATTCTTCACACAAGGTGACATTGATGTGGCCGGTGGTTATGTCAAAAACTATCTGCCATACTTCCCTCAACCAGAAGTTCGCATGATGTTGTTGGGGTTCGCTGCAAGAGAAGCATTGCACGTTGCTGCATATAGTCACTTGATTGAAACTCTAGGTTTACCTGAAGCTACATACAACCAATTCTTAGACTATCAAGAAATGAAAGACAAACACGATTATGTGTTGGACATTTCTTCCAAGAATGGTGACACCGCTTCAACTGCAACCCACATCGCCGTGTTCAGTGCTTTCACTGAAGGGATGCAGTTGTTCTCCTCTTTCATTATGTTGTTGAACTTCCCACGACATGGTAAGATGAAAGGCATGGGACAAATCGTTACTTGGTCTATCGTTGATGAAACACAACATGCTGAGTCGATGATTAAATTATTCCGTACCTACATAGAAGAAAATAAAGAGATATGGAACGATGATCTCAAGTCACGTATCTATAGCATTGCAGAAAAGATGGTTGAATTGGAAGATAAGTTTATCGACCTTTCATTCTCAATGGGTGCTATGGAAGGACTGTCGAGTGAAGATGTCAAAAAGTATATTCGTTATATTGCTGACAGACGTTTGATTTCTCTTGGCCTCAAAGGCATTTTTAAAGTCAAGAAGAACCCATTACCGTGGGTTGAGGAAATGATTAACGCACCGACACATACAAACTTCTTTGAGAACCGTGCAACCGATTATGCCAAGGGTGCATTGTCTGGAGATTGGGGTGATGTGTGGGCAAATTAAAGGAAACATATGACAACAAGAACAATAACAGCGGAGTGCAGTAGCTGTGAATCCAGCTACGATGTAATTTATATGGATGAACTAGTATCAGAAGAATTACCTGAGTTTTGCCCGTTCTGTGGTGAAACCATCGACTCATTATCCGAAGACGAATATATAGATGAGGATGATGAATCAGATGAGGAAAAATGGGACTAAATTGGACATATAAAGACAAAGACTTTACGGAAGATTTGATCGGTGAAAATTATGGTTTTGTGTACATCATTACCAACAATGTAACAAATAAAAAATACATTGGTAAGAAATTTTTCTACTCCATGAAAACCAAACAAGTAAAAGGTAAGAAGAAACGATTCAAAGTTTCTTCGGACTGGCAAACTTACTATGGTAGTAACGAGGAGTTGAAAAAAGATGTTATAATGCACGGACTAGATTCGTTCAGCCGAGAAATTATACATCTATGCAAAAGCAAAGGTGAGTGTGGTTATCTTGAAGCGAAAGAACAGTTTGTAAAAGGCGCACTAGAAACAGACGACTATTACAATTCGTGGATTATGGTTAGAGTGAGAAAATCACACATTAAAGGATTGCAATGTTAGAATATTTGGAAGATGTTGGTGGTGAATTTGATGCATTGTTCTTTTTGCCTATGGACGATGATGATGAAAGCATCCGCATCATTGTAAACAAATATAGAGATGCGGGTGAGGAAGTGGCAGGCACCACAGTCGGTAAGTGGTGGCACATTTTGTTGTTTAAATGTAACGATGAAACCGGTGCAGTCGAAGGTCTTGATACATTCGATGCCATTTTCTCGGATCCTAGAGAATACATATCCGGTTTAATTCCACAAGGTTGGTATGGTGTAGTTGCAAAGAAAACCACCAGTTCTAATGTATTCCTGGATGATGCTATTGACAAGTTCAAGTCGATGATGTAAAATGTGAACTTATAAACTGAAAGTATACTATGATTCTCGTTGACCTTAACCAGGTACTATTGTCCGGTTTGATGGCACAAATTGCCAGCCAAAAAGGAGTGAAATTAGAAGAAGGACTTGTACGACACATGATCCTTAACATCCTCAGGACCCACCTAAAGAACTTCCGTGAAGAATACGGCGAAGTTGTGTTGTGTGCTGACAACCGTAAATATTGGCGCAAGGAATTCTTTCCTTTCTACAAGGCAGGTCGTAAAAAGACAAGGGAGAAGTCTGACCTTGATTGGCACCTAATCTTTGATATGCTTTCCAAATTCAAGCAAGAACTCAGAGATAATTTCCCATACAAAGTGATTGATGTTGAGGGTGCAGAAGCTGATGATATTATCGGCACACTTGTACCACGACATATCATGCACGAAAACATTTTGATTATCTCTAGTGATGGTGATTTTCTACAATTGCAAATGTATAACGGCCGTGGTGACTACACCGTTAAGCAATACAATCCAACACAAAAGAAATTTGTTGTGTCTAATAGTCCACTGGACGAACTGAAAGAAAAAATTATCAATGGTGATAAGGGTGATGGTATTCCCAACATTCTTTCACCGAGTGATACTTTTGTGCGTGAGATTCGTCAAAAGGTTATGACAGAAGCCAAACTCACAAAATTCATGTCACAAAACTATGGTGATTATGATGATGAAAATGCACGTATTGGTTTTTCACGTAACCAGACACTGATTGACTTGAGAAACATTCCAGGTGATATACAGTCTAAAATCATAAATACTTATGAAGAAACAAAACCAGCACCTAAGGGTAAGATACTGGATTATTTGATTACAAACAAACTGAAAAGTTTAATAGATGTTATTGGGGAATTTTAATGAAGTCACTGTATGAAGTTTTTGATGAGTTTGAGTTAGCAAAAACTAAAAAAGATAAAATGGATGTAATTGCCAGGAATCTTTCACAGACACTGGTTGATGTGTTGAAAAT